TACCAACCAAACGCTACATTTAACGCAGCATCAAAAGGAGGAGCAAGAACAGTTGGATTACCTGAACAATATAAAAATTACTTAACAACTAATTTAAATCCTTCAGTCGTTGGTAAGTCAGAAGAAGATGCATTAGAAGAAATTCAAAAATTAGCTACGTTAGGAGGATTTACTGCTGAAGAAAGTGGGGTAGGTAATTATATTAAAATATCAAGACCTGCAGTAACAATAGGCAAAACAACATTACCTGCCGTATCTAAAACATTTAGTTTTGGTGAATCAAATGCTGCTACTCAACAAAAAATTGCAGCATCAATTATTGAGTTTTATTTTTCATTGGTATTGTTGTGCTTGAACCATTTGCCATTACAACTCTTAAACCATCAGGAGTTCTATCTACATCTGTAAACATTAAGGCTCCATCTTTGTCTCTAAATCCTTTAAAGTAATTAGCGGCTGAATCAACTTGAGCATCATTACCCCACCAAAACTGACCTAACATGTTCGATATCTCGTTCTCTTTTGTTTCTTTAGCTTTTCTATCTATATCTGCTTGAGTAGGTTGTCTAGTTTGATCTTGTAATTGACTACCAACATCTACTTTCTCAATAATATCATATTTCTCTCTCATTCTATTGAAAGCAAACTTTTCAGCTTCTGCTCTTTGTTGGTCAGATACTTGAAATTCATAAGTCCCTGATTTTTGATCGTAAACTCTTAATATCTTACTTGGGTCTTTAGCAGCTTCAGTAGCATCATCTGTAGGACTGTAATCAATACCACTATCTGTTGTTCTTTTTGTATCAAATAAAATTGACGCTACATTTGTAGGCGTTCCTAACAATGACGCTACTTTTAATTTTTCAGCTTCAACAAATTGAAATAAAATTGTTTTTTCGTCAGCACTTAAATCTGTTCTCTTAGTTATATCCTCTCTAGTCATAACCATTCCTTGCTTGCCATATCCTGCTTTTTGGATAACTGCAATTTGGTTTTTACCTAAAGTAGGAACCCACTTATTGATTTTATCTTCTAATTTATTATGAGGAATTGTATTTAATAATAACCCATTTAAAGCAGTAGGAGTTGTTATCTTATCTAACTTTTTGACTTTTTTACCATCAATCTCTTGTTCTGTCTCAATACCAACCATTAAGTTCCCTTCAGGAGACATTATATACCCATTTGTACTCCAATCTCCATAAGCCTCTGCTATAGCAGCATTCTCAAGGGTTAGTCCTGACATCTCTTCAGAATTAACACCATCAATTATTTTTTGATAATTTTCTTGGTAGGCTTTATTTGCGTTAAATGCTAAATCAATACCATCTAAAGCATTTTGATTATATATAAGGTAGTCTCTTGGATCTAACCTACCACTCTTCATTAACTTCTCTTGAATCAATAAATTCTTACTAACAACATCAGCCATCTTTAAAGCAGACTGTCTTGCACTTGCATGTGCTCCAACAGGTGTATTTGATATTTGCTTAAGTGCATCTTTAGTGGCTTTATCTAAAGCATCTTTCTTTTCCTGACGAACTTTCATAGTTTCATCAAGCATATCAGTAGCGTACTGACCTACTTCACGCCAATCAACGTATGAGTCGGCATTTCTTTCTACATAACCATATCCTAAAGGCATAATTTATTTTTTATTGATTATAAATACTAAATGGATCATACGAAGCACTTCTATTCTGATACAATGGTATCATAGGAAGATTAGCCGTAGGCTTTTGAGTTTTAGAAACGGCTACCGTTCCTTGCGCAGTAAGAGGGTCTATTGACTCTGCAGCGTCTTTTCCTGCAAATAAAGGAATTAAATTAACACCCCTTTGAGCGGTATCTACTACCCCTTTATAGCCCGCCTCTGTGTATGCTGTTTTAGCTTGTTGAGCGTCAGCGGCCATTTTTTGCTGACCTTCAACTTCTCCTAAGTCTAATTGCACACCTAAGTCTCTTAAACGACTATTCTCATCAATTATCTCTTTCTCAATCTCGGTCATTTCTTTGCCCATTTCAGTTCTTATACCTGCTTGAGCTTCGTTTTGAGCCATCATAACTTTTCCTGCCGTAGTAACTGCGCCTCTTTCTGATTCTGCTCCTGCTTCAATAGCCTGAGCACCTGCCGACAACATTGCTTCTCTTTGTAATTCGTATGGTTCTTTTTTAACTGCTCTTTCCTCAGAGTAATTTATCTCAAGTTTTCTACGTGCTTCTGCCATTGCAGCGGCTGCTTTAGCCTCTGCTTCTCTTTGCATTTTACCTTGCTTTGATGCCTGAATAAATGAATTTGCTGTGGTTGCTGCCGATATAGCTAAACCTCCTATTGCTACTGCTGTTGCTACTCCCATGTTATAATAATTTTATCATTTCACTTGTGTATGTATCTCCTTTGATATATCCAAGATCCTCATACGTTTTTATTAAACTGTTGTTTTTTATAAGAGCATAAGCATAGCTTGCTCCTGATTCTTTAGCGATATTAGTAAGAGATGAAATCAATAAAATAATAGCTTCTCTTCTTTTATCTTTTATCTTATATTCTTTGTTTGATACAATCCAATCAACCCAAGATACTTCTGAATTGGTAATATACAAAAATCCTGCACACACAGGAGTTTCTCCATCATAAACTATTATTCCTCCTTTACCATTGTCAGGCAAAAAGTTTCTTTTAGGCGGCTCCCAATTCCATTGAATCCACCAATCTACTAAGATGTTGTGGTAATCACTTTCATTAAGATTTCTAATAGTTAATTCCATATTGAGACAAAGATATTAAATTTAAGGGAAACTTTTCATTACTTCAGATTGAACTGAAAATAATTCTATTTTTCCATTTGAACCATTTTCAAGTGTAAATGTACAATAATGCCCTAAAACTCCATGAGATTCAGCTACTGAATTTTTTACAAAAAAGAAATAATTCACATCTCCCGGTATTGGAGTAGTCAAAGGAGTAAGCATATTGTTGTTTACTACTATTTGGTTTATACCTGATGGATAGTCTACGTTTATAGCAATTACAGGACCTGCTAATTGAGGAATTGGATGCCCAAAATACATATAGTCTCCAACACTTACAATATTTCCAACAGACACCAATGGGTTTATACTAAAGTTTACCTCAGCATTATTTGAACCTGCAAAATCAACAGTTAGACTATTACCAATACCATTTAAACTTCTAAGAGCAAATTGCCCACTAGAGTTATTTCTAATAAAAGCATAATAAGTAGCTTCTTTATTCTCAAACCAACCTGATAGAATATATCCTGAGTTTTGCAAGTCAGTTTCTAATTGAGTGTCCCAAGTTGAATCCCCTTGTAATGTTATTGTTTTAAATAACTTATTCTCAAGTACTGCATTGTTAAATACGCTTGTTACCTTCGATGGCTTAAAAGCGTTTGGAGAAGGCACAATAGGAAAATCCACTTTATCCCACCAAGGTTGATAAAAAGTGTTTCTTGCAGCATTTACATTATGTCTATAAATGTTTCCTCCTTTGAATGTGTAGAAATAATTATTCATTCCAATCATCCAATCAGGATAATAAGAATAGAAAGATACCCAACCGGCAACTCCTTCGCTATATGATAATGTGTATGTCATGGTTTATTTTATTATTGTTATGGGCAATCACCAATGATACCTATACTACCACTTCCAAACACTGTTCCATTTGCAGCACAAAAGAATTCATTACTAAAAGCTTGACCCGGATTACCAAAACAATCCATAAAAGTTGCGCTACCCTCACCATCAATTTGATATTCTCTACATAAAATGTCACAACTACCATTATCAGTTAATGTTATTCCAATTGTATAACTAGGACTTCCTTCTTGAGCACAGAAAATTAATGTTTCGCTTGTCATATCATAGTTTCGTGGCTCACCGGTACAATCTATATAAATCAATGTTCCTGTACCATTTGCTTCATAATTAATACATGCACAAGCAGAACAAGTCTCAGCAGTCAAAAGTATTCCTGATGACTGTTCTCTTGATATTGTCCCATCTGAATAGAATCCATCAGGAGCTAAATTTAAAAGACTTGAATCTAAATATACCGATGTAGCTAATGTTAAATCAGCTGCATCTAAATAAAATGTTGAATTTATTGCCATATTTTATTTATTATTATAAAAGACACCCACATGAATCAAACTCTATTGTAACTAATTCATCACTACAAGTAGGATATCCAACGCTACAAATATACGCATTACTTTCTGCATCTACAGATTGTTCTTGAGGAAATCCACTTATACTATAAGACGATACTACAACACTAGATAGAGTTGGATTTGACACTAAAAATGTATTATAAGAAGAATCCTCGCAATCAATATCGCATAAACAACATACATCAAGAATACTTGTACCAAGGCATAAAGATACTTCAACACTACAAGAATTACAAGGTTGTTGAGGTAATAATATACCATCAACTAAATCTCTAATTATTCCACCTGTTGAATATGCACCATCCGGCGCAACAACATAACCACTATCTGAATCTATAAACACATTTGTTGCTTCTGTAAATGAAGAACCGTTAATGTAATAATTACCGATAATACAATCGCAACATTGAAACCCAACTGCTTCACCTGAATAACAAAGCTCTATAAGAACAAAATCTCTTAAGTCCCATATCAAATAAAGATACTCTCCATCAATACTTGCAGGAACTGTAAAGTTAGCATAATACAATGGAGCTGCACCTGCATTAGGAGTAGCAACAGTAGAAGCTACCAATAATGCATTCATATCAACATTGTTGTTATCAAACAATATAGGACTTCTAAAATATCTAAATTTATCTTGAGCTATATCAAATACATAATCGTCAGGAGATATAGAATTAGTAGACAATCTCATCGTACTAAACTCAGGAGGGAAACCACCTGTGCCAACAAATCCTGAAGTTATATTATATCTTGATACAAGAGGAATTCCTGTTCCTGTTGCGAATAAAACTAAATTAGATAAAAGAGGTCCTACAAAGCTACCATTGGTATATCTATATTGAGTATGTATTGTTTTCCCTGAATCGGAGTTGTTTGTTAGTACAACTTCAACTATAGTCATTTGCTCTGCTTGACAACAATCAGCAAGTATGTCTACTTGCATATCTCCTGTGTATGATAATGTTATAGTTGCTGTTTCAACTAAAATATTATCTTTATCAAAGAAAATACTTCCGCCAAGATTTGTTGGTCCTGATGTTACAACAGTTCCATTATAATCAACACTTACCTCTAAAGTTGCTCCTGATTCAATAGTTATAAACTCCCAAGTGATTTCACTTATACCAACTAAAGATCCTAAATCAACGCAATACTCAAATGTTTTTAATGTATCAGGAGGAGCAACTGATAGCGTAAATGTTTGAGATGTACCACAAGCTAAACATTGTGGATTTAAAGGCAACAATATATCATTCATAGCCAATACATACTCATTCATATAAGGATCAAAACCTCCAAGTTTTTGAGTATTAAATGATGCAATAAACTCATCTCTAAACCATGTTCTCATGTTTTGATTAGATATAGCAACTAACTGTTCTGCTTGAGAATCTCCTCCCTTTAATTGGATAACTGCTCCACGTTTTGCATCAGTAAAAAATCTATCGTAACCCCATTGAACATAACTCTCAGGATTAAAACTAATACCATACTTTTCAGTACGTGCTATTTGCGTTCCTAATACCATAGGAGATGCGGTAATAATTCCTCCGGCACTTGCATCAGACAATAAGTTTTTATCACCTAAAACGTAAGATATTTTATCTTCTTGCAAAGTAAGGATATCTGTGCTTCTTCCATCTAATAAAAATATTTCCCCAAATGAACTTTCACAATGTTTAAAGTTTGATAAACCTGCATTAAATTCATTAAGTTTATTGATGTTGCTTTCACCATTGTAAATACCACTATAAGTAATATCAGAGAATCTATCAGCAGCTTTATAATCTTGAGAAGCAACTGTTGTTACTCTTTCTCCAAGATTAAAACTTCTTCCAACAATTGAATCGCGTATCTTATAACTCTCTGCTCCGTTACCAAATGCAAAACAATTATAAAAACCTGTATCTATTATAGCAGGAATACCTCCTGTGATATCTTGGTCTTGGACATTACCCATGTGATTCCCATCTTCATCAATAGCAAATGACAAGTTGTTTTCAAAAAACACATCAGGCAAAGCATCAGATGGTAACGTCTCCCATATAATAGTATTTGTAGCTCTATATACTATTACTCCCATATCAATAAACCATCTTCTACCATCAGCTCCTGCACCGTTACAGGCCCATCCTGTGCTAATATTCATCCAAAGTCTATTAGTTACAGGATCTCTATTAAATTGAAGATACATTACATTAAAACTACATCCCGGAGTTCCATTACCGGGTACGTATTGAAATGTAGCTTCACCACATGTTGTACGACCTACTAATGTAGCTGATATGTTATCTCCATTCCACCAATCTTCCATATTGTCATAATCTCTTGAGGCAGTATATTCAGCTATCAATACTGCTGCTTGACACTCACACTTACTTCCTGTTCCTAATCTGTTACCATCTATAGTAAATTTTATTCTACTTCCTGCAGGAACAGTATAATCAACATAAGTCCAAGTAGGATGCGCAGGATCTGTTCCCGCAATATTCATAGGATATTGACCTTGAGGGCAACTTTGGTCTCCAACACCCGCAAAAACAAGAGGATAAAAGTACCCCGGAGATATAATTGCAAGTGGATCAATTACAAGATTAAATGAATTTGGGTTTAATTTTATATAAAGACCCGCAAGTACACTTACATTTTCCTTTGGAGTTATAAAATTAGCAGCTTGTGATGCTTTATCAAGAACAGTTGTATATACGCAATTTTCAGTAGGGCCCGAAGTATCTGCTTTAACAATTAACCTATCTCCTTTTTCAATTTTTCTTGCATTCTCTCCTTCTATAAGAAACCATACATCATTACTATTTGGATCAGTAAAATATATATTTGAATATATTGTTTCGTAATTTTCATCATCAGGTTTAATAACAAACTTATATCTTTTTGCCCAAGCAGGAGCTCTTTGAGAAGGGGGTATAATTGCTTGAATTGAGTTTTTACTTGCAGAAGCACCGCAAGGAACAAATACTGTATTATTAAGACTTACTAAAGCCGTAGTTGAACGATTAAAATCGTCCATATATACTATACCAATTTCATAACCTCTATTACTATGTAAACTTGAAGGATTCCCAACTTCTTGAAATGTAGCTTTTGCAAATGTAAAATAATAATATTCATAAACTCTTTTGGTAGGAGTTGTCAAAGAATCAACATATTCCATAGCAGTAAGTTGCAATCCAATTGTATTACTTGCAGGAGTTGCAATTATTTTTATTGGTTGAAGTATAGCATTTATACCACTTCCATATTTAGAAAGAGCATCTAAATTGTTAGATAAAAAACAATTTAATTGATCAGTAAGAGTAGTGCCATCACAAGAAAGTTGATCTCCCGGTGTTGGACTATATACAGGTTTTATATTGCCTATTGTGCCTATAGCTAAAGTAAACTCAGCACTTGTAGCTAATTCATATACAGACGAGTAATCTGTTGTTAAATTAAATATAAAATCTAAATCTAAAAAATCAGCAACCTCTGTAGGGAAAGGAAGGGAACCTGTAAAACCAAAATGATTTATTGTCATTTGTATGGTTATAGTAGAACCTGCTTTTAAATCTAATCCTGTTAAATTTGAATATGAAACATTTTTAATATCTGAATCTATAGGAGAAACTTCTATTACTGACACTACAAGCAATGGTGCTTATAATATAGATCCATCATCATTAAATGAAATTGTTAATGCTTGTATTATAAATTTTGATTTAACAGGATTTGTTCTTTGAACACTAAGAAACCCATCTTCAAAAACGATTGGTTCTATAATTGCGTTTCCATCTTGTTCATCCTCAAAAGGAGATTTTTGATTCACCGCATATCTAAGCGGTCTATTCTGTTGTTTTTTTTCATCAAACCACATTAAAGGAAAACGTGGATGATTTCTTGATGCTAACGTATAAGATAGCGGATTGCCTATTTTTAGTTTATAGACTTTGTCTACTGATGGTGTTGTTGCCATAATAATTTAATTTGATTTAAAATTTATAAAAAAAAGGATGCGGTGATTATCACCGCACCCCTATACTATATATTAACCGTAACGGAATAATACAAAGTTGTTTGCACCTAAAGTACATACACATCTTTCAGACAAGAAGTTAACCTCCATTGCGTCAAGATCTGAGTTTTGAGCACCTCCGGCAGAACCTGTGATCCAAGTTTTGTATCTTCTATCTTCAGCTTCTGAAGCACGGTATCTAACGTGTAAGAATGGTCTCTTAGCGTTTTTACCCATGATTTGATCATATACTGAAGTAGAACCTGCAGGAACTAAAAGACCTGTGATTGTACCTGTAGCAGTACCTGCTGTAGTATTTAAACCACCTCTCATTGTAGGATCGTTTAGGTATTTCCAATCAGATTTGTAGAAATCATAACCTCTACGGAATCCTGTGAATCCTAAGTTCAAAGCCATATCAGTGTCATTGTCGAATAAACCGTAAGATGCAGCTCCCGCAGCATTCACTCCGTTAAATCCGTTCAATGTAGCTAACATATTGTCGATGTCGAAAGACAATCCACGGTTAACAAACACTACGTTCTCTTCGATAGCTCCTTGTTTGTCCAAACGAGAAACGATTGAATCCCAATCAGCTAAAGAAGTTGGCGTACCACTTCCCCAAACATTTCCTCTGTTGTTTACAACATAGAAAACTCCTTCAGAACCTCCTGCAACACCACCTAAAGTAGATAATGCTCCTGAACCTGCTTCAGCAGGAACAGCTTCAATCATAGCAGTTTCTAAGTAATCTTCGAAACGTAAACGAGTTTCGTGCTCTGATTTCAAATACCACAAGTAACCTGTAGCACCATTTTCAGTAGTAACCTCAACCCATCCGATTTGAGCCATGTCTGAACCATTAACAGCATATTTATCTTTAATGATAATAGGCTTGTTAGAGAAGATTGAATCTTCTGCTTCTAAAGAACCAACCATCCCGTTAGTTCCTTTTTTGAACTCTGAACCGTAAATAAATACAGTACAAGCAGTAGACACAGCAAATGCTTGACCTGTTGCCTCATAGTAAGCTACTGTGAAAGTAGTTGCTGTAGGAACTGCAGTAACGATTGCTTTGTTGAAAACACCTGAAGTGTTGTTCTGAATCATTACAGTTTGTCCAACTCTAATAGCGATGTAAGTAACACCTGTATCAGCAACTGTGAAAGTAGCTGTACCTGTGTTAATTGCTGCATTTGAAGTACAGCTAGTGTACTTAATGTGAAGACGACCTTGTTCTGCCCATTTGATTTGGTCAGAGTTAGAAGGCATCTCTGCACCTACCATTCTTAAGAATGATGCGATGGTTCTATTACCATAACGCTCAAATTCTTTTTCGTAAGTATCAGGAAGATACTGATTTAAGAAGTTGAAGTTAGTAATATAGTTTGTCGATAACGCTACTTGCTCCGCTGCCGGTTGTAATGCAAAAGTAGGCGTTGAATTTAATTGACCTGCCATTTTTACTTTTTTTTAAAATTTATATTCTTTTTATACTACGGATTTTTAGGCTTTTACCCGAATCAGGATTTACCGCTTTTACCTGCATTCCATCCATCGGTTTGATAACTTCAGGAGCTTTTCTTTCAGACATGTTTATATTCTTAATGCCTTTCATTGTTCCCTCAGTTGCATCTGATTTGCCTTGCTCATAAAAGAACTTAGCAAACTTCTCAGGATTCATAGCAATTGCTAACGACTTATGATAACCAACTGCATCTTTAATTAATCCTTGTTCATCCAAAAACTTATTTATAAAGTTTGCAGGATTAGATTGGACTTTTTTAAGTTCAGCAGCGTCTCCCGGATTGAAAGTGATTTTTTTGTCATCAACATTGAACTCAAAACCTTTGAACTCTCCGCTAAAAACTTCGTCAGTTTTTTGATTAAACCAACCTCTCTTTCTTTCATTCTCCTCCTCAATAGTCTTCGCCTGCTTAGTATATTGCTTATAGCTTTCGTAAATTTCTTTTTCCTCATCAGAAACAAGTGGAGCACTTGACTCAAGTGGCACTTTGTATTTTTCTTTTTGAGTGTTAAAAAATTTTCTTGCCTCAGCAACAGCCTTTTTTGTTGTAATCTTAACTCTCTTAATATGTGATTCATCATCAATATCTTCGTCATATCGATAGTCATCCATTAGAGAGTCAATGTCATCAGCATCAAGTCCTTCTTGAGTTGCTGATAAATAATTTTTAAGTAAACTCTCAGGGTCCATAGAATCATAGTCTTTTTTAAGACTTAAGAAATCCTCAAAACCTCTTCCTGTTTCCTTTTTGTATTTCATATAAGCAGCAACATCTTCAGGCAAAGCCTCAGTCTCTTGTCTTTGAGCTGTCAACTCATCAAGAGAGTTTATCTGCTTATTGTATCTTTTTTCAATATATGAAAGAACTTGTTGTTCATCTAATTCAGGTTGTTGTATAATATCTTGTACATCACCCTGTTGTTGTACGTCATCCTGTATAATATCTTGTACAGGTTCTTCAAATTGTTGCTCATGTTTTTCAAGCAACTCTTGTTCTACTTGTGCAACTCCTTTTTCTTCTGTTCCATCTAGTAATCTAACTTTTAATTCCATTTTGATTTGATTTAATTTTTTACAAATGTAAACATTTTTGTTTATTTTTTATCGAGGCTCAAATTCTCCTAAATCAAAGCCATCTAAGCTATCTTCATTTGACTCAAAATTCAAAGGAGGAAGATTGTTTTTACGTTGGTCTATTAATTTAGACTGCTCTGTATTTTGTTGGCTAATTCTTTTAGATTTAGCATCTTCACGTTCTTTCTCTCTTTGACTTAAAGTCTGTATTTCTGCACCTTTTATTTGTTGATTGTATTGGAACTCCTCAGCCATTAAGTGTGATTTTAATTCGGCCTCAACCTGCATTGTCTTAATGTTATACTCAGTTTCCATTTGCTTCAATCTCATCTTCATCTCTAATTCAGCTTGCATTTTTTGCATTGCCGTTTGAGCTGCCATTTGTTGAGATTGAATATTCTGTTGCGCAACCATAGCTTGTTTTTGCATCTCCATTTGTTCTTCACGCTCTTGTTTCTTAACTCGCTTCACTTTCAATAACTGATTAGCAAGTTTAAGATTTTTAAGTTCACGAATGTCAATAGCATCTTCAAGATTAATATCTCCTTTAGATAGAGCCATTTGGATATTTGCTTCAAGTTGTGCTTTTTGTTCTTCATCCGGAGCTATCTCTATAAATATACCAAAGTCATAGATATAAAGGTCTGATATTTCATTTAGGATAGAAACATTATATCTTCCTATTTTATTTATAAACTCATCT